GAAGCTGATGATATTATAGGTACTATAGTTACTATGAATCCGGATCGTAATGGTGACTACAATCCAGAAAAGATCATGATTGTATCTTCTGATAGAGACTTTTTACAATTACAAAAATATAAAAATGTAAAACAATATTCTCCACTTCTTAAAAAAGAGTTAATCGAAAAGAATCCAAGAGTATATCTGCAAACGCACATTATCAAAGGTGACAAAGGTGATGGTGTACCTAATATACTATCAGATGATAACGTCTTCGTAGAAGGCTTTAGGCAAACACCTATAACTCAAAAGAAAGTAGATAATATTATAGAAGATTTAGAAGAAGGTGAATTGTTATATGCAGCCTCTTGGTATCGTAATTATTGTAGAAACAAAAAATTAATCGATCTCACAGAAACTCCACAAGAGCTTAGAAAAGAGATTATAAATAATTTTATGGATCAAGATCCAGCCAAGTTATGGACTAAGAAGAGTAAAGTATTTCCATACTTAGTCGCTAAACGTTGTAATAATTTGATTGAAAGTGTACAGGAGTTTATTTAATGAAACAGTATGTTTTTGAAGTTTTAGAAGAAGTAACTAAAGCTCGTAATAAAGATGAGAAAATTAAGTTACTTAAACAAAATGAAAGTTGGGCTCTTAAAGATGTTATAAGAGGCTCAATGGATTCTAAGGTATTTTGGAACTTGCCATCTGGTACTCCGCCATATACTGCATCTCCAGCTCATCACCACCCTACTAATCTTATTAGAGAAAATACGAAGTTTAAATACTTTGTAAAAGGTGGTCCTGGTGATAAGATGCAGAAATATAAGAGAGAGCAAATATTCATAGGAATCTTAGAAGGTGTGCATCCTGAAGATGCAAAGGTTGTTATTTCAATGATTAACAAACAAAATATTAAAGGTCTATCAAGACCTGTAGTAGAGGAGGCTTTTCCGGGTTTACTAGAAGACTGACTCTACTATCGTAGAAAGGCAGTAACATGGTACTAAAAATTGTTAAAGATTTAGATATTCAAGCTTCAAAGCTAAAAAAGAGAGGTAGAATTAATCGAATGAATAAAATTCTTAAGAGAAGAAATTTCATAGAAAAACAAATTAAATTAACAAAAGTACCGGAGGTTAACATTTCGACTTAAAGAAAAATATAAATATTTACAAATGAAGTAAATTATGTTATAATATTATTATTTAAAGGTGATACATGAATATTTTTATATTAGATAAAAATCCAGTCAAAGCAGCTCAAATGCTGTGTGATAGACATATTCCTAAGATGATTGTGGAATCTGGTCAAATGCTATGTACAGCACACAGGCTACTTGACGGTAAACCAGAAAAACGTAAGTCTAGATCTGGAAAGACGACGCAGACTTATTATGCTTTTGGTGATGTTAGAGATGATTTATATTATGCTGCAGTTCACAGGCATCATCCTTGTACAGTATGGACTATGGAAAGCAAACAAAATTACGATTGGCACTACGGTCATTTTGTTTCTATGGCTAAAGAATTTACTTATCGTAGAAACAAAAAACATGTAACTTTCGAAAAGTTAGGTGTCATTCTTGCTGCTCCTCCAGAAAACATTCCGCACGTCGGCCTAACAGAATTTGCACAAGCGATGAATCATTATCCAGATTGCAAAGTCCCAGGTGACGCGGTTCAAGCGTATCGTAACTATTATCACCATGCGAAAGACTTTGCTAAATGGGATTGGAAAAGACCAGCTCCTGACTGGTGGGAAGGATATAAAGGTGCCTAAGTATACAGTTAAACCTCTTGAAGAAGGAGATGAATACGACATTCAATGCAGTGCAGATGAGTTACAAGACTATCTTAAAAAGCACAATTGCATAAAGGTTTTAAAGTTCCCAGGCGTAATATCGCATCATGGTAGTTTACTATCAAAAACAGATAATGGTTGGAAAGACAATTTGAAAAGAATAAAAAAAGCATCAGGCACAGGTAACACAATAAAGGTATAAAAATGAAATTCTTTTTAGTAGTAACGTTTTTAATGGCTAACACTGCCGCATTAGACAGACCAATGTACGTTTTTAAAAATCCATCGTTTGAGTCAATGAAAGAATGCAGGGAATATGTTAGTGTTATGCAAACAAGAATATATCAACAGGCTGTTCAGTCATATAACTATCAGTACACGCCTGAGGCAATCTATTGCTTAACACGAGATGCAGTAAAAGAGATATTTGAGTATACTTATGAACAAAATAATAAAACCGGAGTATGAAGTCATCGATGACTTTGTACCAGACTATACTAACGATCATATATATAAAGTACTAAGCAGTAATAGATTTCCTTGGTATATATCTCGTAAAGTAGTACATGGAAACAATGCGCTCTGGAATAGTCAATACTATCATACTTTGTATAAAAATGAAAATAATTATAAAAGCGAATATTACTCTTTAGTAGAAACTATCATGAAAAAGCTTGATCCTGCAGTAGTATTAAGAGTAAAAGTCAATTCTACTGTTTACACTAAAGACATAATAGAATTTCCTCCTCATACTGATACGCCTTATAAAGCTAAAACTTGTGTGTACTATGTTAATGATAACAATGGTTATACATATTTTATGGACGGATCAAAAGTTTACAGTAAAGCAAGAAGGCTCGTGAGATTTGATTCTCACCATAGACATTCTGGAACCACGCATTCAGATGCACGACATAGATTCGTGATAAATATAAACTATATACCAAAAGAAATGATAACATATGATAAAGAGATTCAATCATGAAACAGTTAATATTGGATATGAAGACTTGGATTGTATCACTGCCAAATCTGGGAGAACTTATTCTACTCCTGATGGTGTCCAATATCCTAGTGTCACAACTGTTTTAAGTATACTTAGTGAAGACGCTATAAGAGCTTGGCGTCAAAGAGTTGGTGAAGAAGAAGCTGAAATTGTCAGCGGTAAAGCGTCTAGGCGTGGCACTAAAGTACATTCTATTTTAGAAAAATATTTGAGAAACGAAGATACTTCAGATTTTTTGCCTCATATAAGACAAAGCTTAGAAAATTTAAAACCGGCACTTGATGATGTTGGAACTATATTTGGTTTAGAACTTCCTTTGTATAGTTCTCATCTTGGAATAGCTGGCAGATGCGATGTCATTGCAGAGTACAATGGCGTGCCATCTATTATAGATTTTAAAACTTCAAAAAGAATAAAGAAAAAAGAGAAAATACATAGTTATTTTGCTCAAGGGGCTGCCTACTCTATAATGTGGGAAGAGCGAACTGGTATGTCTGTTCCAAATATAGTAATTGTAATGGACGTAGATCACGAAAAGCCTCAGGTGTTTGTAGAACATCGTGACAATTGGACTAAATTATTAAAGGATACGATAAATGAATATAGAACTAGAAAAATGTTCGGGCACTGAAATAACGCTCGCACAATCTCTTTTTTTAAGAACAATTTTTGAAGAACTTACTCGTAACTATAATATGTCTGAAGGATCTGATATAGATAGTATTAAGTGGTTTATAAAGAATGGCAATAAGTCCAATTCTCTTCGTAATGGATATAAGAGAGCTTTAAACATAGCGAAGATAATTAAGGAGTTTAGCGATGGCTGCACAAAAAAAACTAGAAGCCGGAAGCCAGTATGAACATTTTGATAAAGACGGCGATGGTATTGTTACTGACGAAGAATTCGAACTTGAACGCGAATTGATGAGAGCAGAAAACGAAGATAAAAAACAAGATGCTCAAAGATATATGGCATGGTTTGCACTATGGGGAATGTTACTTTATCCTTCTATGGTGGTAATATGTATTTTACTTACTTTAGACCAAGCTGCTAAGATACTAGGCGACATGGCTGCAGTTTATTACGTATCAGTTGCTGCAATTGTAGCGGCATACTTTGGAGCACAGGCACTAGCAAAGAAAAAATAATAAAAAGGTTTTGTCATGAAAAGATTGATATATCAAGTATACGTTGGTAATAGAACTCATTTATACGATCATTGTACTAAATCTGTTAAAGAGTACGCTGAAGATATAAATCGTAAAGAGAACGCCAGAAATAAAGTTGATTATATAGTACAAACTCAACCTATAATGAGAATAAAACCTGATGTTTTTGCTACTAATCGTCACCCTAGAGCATGGGAACAGCATGGTGGATTCTTACCAATATTTGAAAAAGAAAATGCATTCAATTACTGGGATAAATATGATCAGATAGCTATCATAGATGCAGACATATACGTAAGACCAAACACTCCAAACATCTTTAATGAAATGAGTAACGAAACTGAATTTGCAGGAGTCGTTGAAAGAACGTGTCCTGTAGAAGATTGGTACAAGCAAAAACTTTCTGAATACTCAAAATCTCAATATGATCGCTTAAAAGATGTAGACTGGAAATGGAACCAGTTTGGCGCTCATTTTTTTAACATGGGACTTATGTTATTGAATAGACAAATGGTACAATACTTTCCGCGTAAACACGGTAAGTACGAAACTGGTAAAGAATTTATTGAAAGAGCTGAGTTTAAAAGATTTGTTGATGGTGAAGGAGCGTGGAAATGGAGTACAGATCAAACTCTTTTAAATTATTGGGTCAAAAAAGAGAACATGAAAATACAAGAATTAGATTGGAAATGGAATGCGTTGTATACAGCAATTCATGAAGATAAGATAAAAGATGCTTATTTCATACATTTTTTTAAGAAACAAAGCTTGCCGCACAATGGTGAAAACATAGATGAATTAATGAAAAGGTTAACATGAACTTAATATATCAAGTATATCTCGGTGAAGAAAAAAAGTTATATAATCATTGTACTAAATCCGTTAAAGAATACGCTAAAAAAATAGGTGCTCACTACGAAATACTAACTGCTCCTAAATTAAGAATAGCTCCTAATATTTTTAGAACAGACAGAAGAGATAAGACTGGCGGCTGGAAAAAGTTAGGCTATATGGCTATCTTTGAAAAAGAAAACGTATTTGATTATTTTAAAGATTATAAAAAATGTTGTGTGATAGATTCTGACATTTACATTAGACCAACAGCACCAAATATATTTAATGAAATATCTAGTGAAACAGTGGCTAGTGTTTATGAGTGTGATTTACCTATGGAAGACTACTATGCTCAAAAAATAAAAGGTTACTCAACAAGTATATGGTCTAACTATAAAGATTATGATTGGGAATGGAATAATAAAACAGGAGGAGCGTTCTTCAATTCTGGAGTAATGTTATACAATTCAGAAAAAATGTTAAAAGCTTTAGATGGAATGACTTCTAGACAATTTTTAGAACAAGGGATGCTAGCAGATTTTGTAGATGGAGTAGGACCACTTAAGTGGCAGTCAGATCAGATGACTTTAAACTACTGGTTTAAAGCAAAAGGTATACCTGTTAAAAAATTAAATTGGAAGTGGAATGCACTTTACACTGCGGTTAAAGATATAAGAGAAGCTCACTTTGTACATTTCTTTCTTAAAGATAAATTACCAAATGGCGGCGAAAACGTTGATAGACTTATGGAGGAAATATATGAAAATTCAAATTGATATAAGTATGGGTGAATACATAGATAGATATTCTATATTAGTAATAAAACAAGACGAAGGTCTAGACGTTGCAGCAGAGTTAAAACAATATAAAAGTCTTGATTTAACTCATCCAGGATTTGATTTTTATTTAGGTATTATGTTAGCAATTAATCAGCAGTTGTGGTACTTAGAAGATATTAAAAGAAAAGATGTAGAAAGATTTAGTAAAGAAGAATCTAATACTGCATTTCTTATTACTCAAATAAATGATTTAAGACACGAAACTAAGAAACGCATTGATATATATTTTGGCAGTGAAATAACAGAAAAGAAAAGCCATTGAGAGGACAAATAGTTTATATAAAAGGTCACGCTCAATCAGAAGAGCAAGCTCAACAATCTTATAATTCTTTTAAGAGAAATGGTTGGGATGTAGAGATGGTTGAGGGGATTACGCGTGATACAGTTGAAAGCACTAAAGAATTTAATGAACTTGATATAATAGCTGAGAGCAGACTTTATAACTTTGAAAAAGAAAACTACAACAGATTTTTAGCAAAAGTAAGTTGTGCTATTAATCATGTTAGATTTTGGAAAAAAGTATTAGATAAAAATGAAACATTGGCTTTTCTTGAGCACGATGCAATTAGTGTTATGGACCCTGGTAATTTACAATTTGACGAGTACTTAATATTAAATGCAGAGTACGTATTTAAACCACCAAGCAAATTAAATTTGAATAAGTTTAAAGATTATGAATGGGGTGGGTTTGGTGTCAATGACTTGCCACAAAACTATCCACTTAAATATTACAGAGAAAATATATGGAAAGATTCTTTAATGGTTCCAGGGACTGGAGCTTATGCCATAACTCCCAAGGGAGCTCAAAGAATGATTGACACTGTTGATATATTCGGTATAGATCAATCTGATTTTATGTTAAATAGTTATAATGTTAATATTCAATATGTTTTACCAAGTCCTGTAAAATTCAATTCAACAAATTTAAGTACTTCGTATGGAATCTAAAAATATAGCATTACGCTCAAAGAGCATGAGAAGTGGCGATAGACCATATACAACACCAGGGCTAGGTGATAGAGCTCACAGTGTATTGATGGCTTATCAATATTCAAGAGCTCATAAAGTACCAGTCACATTACACTTAACCAGTGATAAGTATGGAAAGCCACATAAGAAAGTTTCTTGGAAAGAACTTACTGAAATGGTAACAGGTGTTGACATAAAAGTATGGGATGTTTGTAACTTACTTGAAAATGATTGGCTTAAGTATCTTAAAGATAAAGGATATGAAGCAGAAATATATTACTATGAAGACACGTTTGGAATGCATCCTAACGAAGAAAAAGTTCCATTAGAAATATCACAGTATTTAAGAGAACTCCCAGAGCTTAAACCAGCCATATCTAATATGTGGTTACCAATAGATGGAGATAAATTTGTTACCATGCAGTGGGATAGTACTGATATAAGTAGATCAATGACTCCTATTCAGATTGAAGGTGTTAAAAGAAGTTATGAAGACTTAGGATACGAGATAGTAACAGTTGGTGGACAATCTAAAGTTCCACATCTTAAAAACTCTTTAAAACATATCGGATTTGCGATGTATAACGCAGCATATCATGTAGGCGTAGATTCTGGTATGATGCATATCGCTCAGTTTTATAAAAAATACGAAGATATTCACATCCATAATTATGGCTTTACTTCTCACCATCTAGTAAGAGCAAAGAAAAATGGAACAAAAATAAATTATATACCAAAGGACTAATATCATGATGATACAAAGTAAAAATTCTGATTCTATTAATGTTATAACACTAATAAAACCAGACACTGTTGGAGCAGAGATCGGAGTATGGAAAGGAAATACATCATTAATGTTTTTAACAAAAAAGATTAAAAAACTTTACATGATTGATCCTTATGCGGTTGACAATTATGAATACTTAGGAGAAGATTATATGCAAAATTTCTATTCTAAATATTCAAAACTTACTGGAGAATTTTCAAAAGCTGGTTTTATGCGGTACTACGATCAAGTATATAAAGAAGTAGTTGAGAAGGTAAAAGATCATTCGGCTGCAGAAGTTTGTAGAATGACAAGTGATAAATGGTTTGAAAAAAATTTAAATATAGAATTAGATTGGGTTTATATAGATGGCGATCATTCATATCCACAAACTAAAAAAGACTTAAACAATTCTTTTAAAGTAGTAAAGTCTGGTGGAAAGATAATAGGTGATGATTATAAGTGGCCTGACGCAAAGTGGGGAAAACCAGGAACAACTAAAGCTGTAGACGAATTTGTACAACAAAACAAACTTAAGATGTTTAGACATGGAATGACACAATTTAGCATTATCATACCATAATGTTACCTATTTTGTTTGAGAGATACAAATCGCCACGACAAGATCATGCGGTGTATTATGAAAACGAACTTTTTGATAAGAGGCTAAAACCTATAAATTTATTGCAAGTAGGAATGGACAACACTTTGCAGTCTTGGCTGAAGTATTTGGAGAAAGCAAATATCTATTGTATAGATAATTTTAATAATAAACAACCAAAAGACTTTTCTTTCTTAAAACAAAAAAGAATATTTTGGTGTAGATGTGACGTTAGTAATAGAAAAAACGTAGATGATATAATGAAAAGAATATGGAATAAACCTAGGTTTGATATAATAATAGATAATACTAATAATCACGAAAATTTAAAAAGACACTGTATTGGTAAATATTATTTAGAGAATAAAAATGAAGTCATTTGCTATAGTAGTTAAAGATAATAATATATCAGAATCAGGCTACCGAGAACTTAAAGAAAGTTATGACAAGTATGGTCATAAAGAAGGCATAGAACCACATTACGCAGTTGAATTAGATAAAGTAGAAAATTTTGCAAGTGGTAATGGGTTAGAATGGAATTATCCTTGGGAAGGACAAGAAACTGATTTAAAGACAGGTTTGATTAAATCTGCATATCCAACAGCTGATAAAAGACGTAGGATGTCATGTTTTATGAGCCATTGGTATCTATGGCAAAAGTGTATAAAACTTGATGAAACGATTTGTGTACTTGAGCACGATGCAAGATTTATTAGAAAATTACCAAGTGATAGAACTTTTAAGAACAGCAAGTATGATATTATAGGGATCAACGATCCATCAATGGCAACTCGCAAGTCAAAAATGTATCACGATAAAATATTAGAAGGTACACAGTTTTTTCAGCCAGTACCTACAATAGACGAATTTAACGTACCACAAGGACTAGCAGGAAACTCTGCATATGTTATAAAACCAGCAGGCGCAAAGATAATGCTAGAGTTATCTCAAGAGCACGGTATGTGGCCTAACGATGCGTTGATGTGCAAGCAACTAATTTCTACAATAGGTGTAACACGTAACTTTTATACAAGAGTTCAAGGATTAAGGTCAACAACAACGCTATGAAGATGTTTGTAATTACAATTATGGAAAACGAAAGATCAGTACAAGTTGCTGATAGGTGTATTAAAAGCGGCCAAGTATTTGGCTATAAAATAGAAAAGCACCCGGCATATTCGCCACAAAACTGTAACGTAAATCAAGAACTAGATAACTTACATTATGACAGATCTGGATTTATAGAAAAATATAGTAGGCCAGAAAATTGTATTGCAGGTTTTTTAAGTCATCACAGTTTATGGATGAAATGTTTAGAACTAAACGAACCTATAGTAATATTTGAACACGATGCTGTAGTGACTAACGACATACCAAATCTTCTCATGTTTGATATTTTAAATATAGGTAAACCTTCTTATGGTAAGTTCAACACTCCAACTTTTATAGGCTATGGTTCATTAATATCTAAACCATATTTCCCAGGCGCGCACGCGTACAGGATAACTCCTAAAGGCGCAGCTGATTTGGTTAATGAAGCTCAATTTAGCGCAGGTCCAACTGATATATACATACATTCTAATAAGTTCACATTAGGCGAATACTATCCTTGGGTTGCTGAAGCAAGAGACAGTTTTACTACTATACAAAGAAAAGAAGGTTGTTACGCAAAACATAACTACGGTGAAACATATGAAATATTATGATAAAGCTTTTGTAACAGGTTGCGATGAAAATCATGAGTGGATGCTTAAGTGGTTTTTTAAAAATTATAAAAAGCACATGGAAGATGTTCCTCTTATATTCGCTAATTTTGGTCTAACGTCAGAAGGATTAAAAATAGTTCGTGAAAACACGCATGCAGTAATGAACTTAAAAACATTTGATGAAAAAGGCTGGTTTAAGAAGCCAATGTCTATGATAAAATCTCCGTCTAAAAAAACCGTATGGTTAGATTTAGACTGTGAAATACGAGATAACATAACTAACTTATTTGATATATTAGAACCTAATAAATTAAATATGGTTCAAGATAAACCTTGGACAACAAGAGGACAAGAGCTATGGCATAATTCTGGAGTTGTTGGATTTATTGACAAGCCATCTATATTATATCAGTGGGCAAAGGCAGTAAGAGAAGATCCTGTACAAGGAGATCAAGAAGTACTACACCTAATGCTTAATCCCATAACAAAAATTAAATATATAAATGATATACCAAACGAATATAACGTATTAAGACTACAAACAGAACTTGACGGTTATGCAGGAGCTATAAAAGTAATGCACTGGACTGGTCAAAAAGGAAAAGATAAGATAAAGGCAATGATGTGAAAAGAATAGTTCAATTAGTTGGAAATGGTGATAACGCTTCTTTATTTTTTAAAAAGCCAAGACCTGGAATGAAACTTACTTGTAACCTTCCTCCATTTGATGTTGCTGGAGTTTATGCTACAGTAATAGTAGACTTTAAATTTATGAAGGCTATACAAGACATGTCTCTTCAATGCCCGGGCGATTGGATACTTGGAATGCGGCCAAAGATACACATGGATAAGAATCCAACTTTTTACGTAAAGCACTCTCATCAAGTCAAAGAGTTTTATACTGAATTGCCAAAATACGTTTCTAATTATACAGATTTTAATTGTGGTCATATGGCCACGCACTACGCTGCAAACAAAGTAAAAGCAGATGAAATACACTTATACGGATTTGATTCTATATTTGATTTTAATCTGAAGAGTTGCTCTGACTTTTACTTAGGATCCGACAGAGGAAACATGAACAATAACAGACTTACAAATAATTGGAGGCCTGTATGGAAAAATATGTTCGATGAATTTCCTAAGACTAAATTTATATTACACCACATACATGACGCAATAAAGTTTGACGTGGGAAGTAACGTTGACGTTGTTACTTACGACGGAAAAGCGAACATAGAAAACAATTAACAAGTTAAGTGAAAACTTGTTTACAAACGCATAAATGTGTGTTATAATATAACTATAATAAATTAGGAGTCAATATGTCTAAGAAAAAATCTAATATAATCGATTTTAAAAAAGCAACCGCTAAAAAATTTAACGATGAAAACGAAATAGTCTTTACTGTTGAAGGCGAAGATTATCAGCTTGGTGAAATGGTTCATCAGGCTCATAATGATAACGGTATGGAATTTGTATTTAAATTGGAGGAGTTTGATGACGACGAACCCGAAGGAAGTGTTCACTAAAGTGGACTTATTAAAAAAGCAATTAGCTGAAGAAACTAAAGAAAAATATGCGCTGTATAAGCGCATAAAGGAGCTAACTGAAGAAGTTAACATGTTAAGTGAAAAAATTCAAATAAGTGAAAAAAAACGTTTACAAATGCAAAAAAGTATGGTATAATATATCTATAAAATGGAAAAGGAAATGATGAATAGAATAGGAGAAAAAAATCATGTTGTAGCTATAAGTAACCGACAGGGTGTTGTGATGGAGAAGTTGCATTTAGGCAGAAGCAGAAGCACATCGGGATTTACAGGTACGGAACTACCCAGGGAATCAGAGTCGGAGTATAAAATGTTCCCTAGTCTTACCATGGGGCGGACCCATCGGTCGGTAAGGCTAGATGTATTGATCGCCGCCCCACAGAATTTGGAGGCTATAAATGCCTAGTCCATCCGAAATACAATCAATGCTTCCACTATTTCTACAACTCCTCTTCTTCGCGGTAGCTGGTGCATTGATTGTAGGCGTATTCTTTTCTATAGTTGGCTTCTTCTTTCGTAATGCTCTTATGATTATGATTATCGTAGCTTTACTATTTGCAGTCAACTATGGTTATATTGATTTAACACAGATATTTGGAGTTGCTAAATGACAATGCATTTAATGCCAGTATATTATAATAACAATAACAGTAAAAAAAGAAAGCAACCTTTTAAAAAACCAGGGTGGCAAAAAGCTCAAGCCGAGCACGATGCATGGCTAAAAAAAATGGGTGCACATCCAAGTCAAATTAAAAATAAAACTAAAGATTCAGGAATTAAAGCTCCTAATTATAAAGAGCTTTCACAGTCTCTACCAACAAGCAACTACGTAGGCAAGGTTGTTGGTAAGTCTAAAACAAATGCATATACCGGTACATTTATTACTGGTATCGCCACTATGCATAAATCTAATATGGTGCCTGTAAGTAAAAACGCTGATGCTAAAGAATATGCTACGATGAGACGTAATTAACATGTTAAGTGAAAACTTTACTTTAAGTGAAAATAAACCTTTACAAATACTAAAAAGTATGGTATAATGTATACATTAAATAATTAATTAGGAGTTTTTCATGGTTACAGTTAAAATTACATATCCCGACAACACAATCGAGTACTGGTTCGAGTCTTTATCTAACTTCCATTCGGAATTAAAAAGACTTCAAAATATCCACAACAACAAAATCAAATTCGAATTC